CCGTAAAAACCGGTAAGAATTTCACCTAGTAAAAACGCCCGCCGCGCCAGCACTGGCGCGCCCCGGCGCCTCGCCGACCGAGTCGCAAAAACAACTACCCGAAGCGAGCAGGCTCGGTGGGGGCTAGACCGCGCGCCAGGGGGTGGGGGCGGCCGCCGGGCAGCGGGTGGGGGTAGGTCGGAGCATGAAGGCGCTGCCGAGGCCGCTGGCAGGCCCGTGGCAGCGCCGAGCAGCGCAAGGCAAGGCGCGGAGACACCGAGACGAAAAAAAGGGCGCTGTGCGCGCCCTTCGGTCTGTGCAGTGCGCGGTCTCGGACCGCGCTGCCCTACTCCGGCAAGTCGATGAACCGCACCAGTTCCTCGCCGGCCATGTCGTTGAGTTCGCGGAAGCGCTGCATCAGCGGTGCGATCTCGTACCGGATGAACACCTTCAGCGCGTCGGGCGCGTTGCCGAAGCCGCCGGCGTTGGTGGGCACGATGCCGAGCAGGCCAGGCGGCACGCGATGCGCAGCGAGCACGTCGTCTTTGCTCACGTTCTTGATGGCCGCGAAGTCATCTTTGGCCGCCACCTCGCTCACCGGTATCAGCTTCAGCCCATCGGACTTACCGCCCGGCATGTGCAGGAAGAGATTGCGGAAGTTGCCCGGCCCCTTCGCGTTCTTCAGCGCCGTGCGCAGCGCGTTGGCGTCGTCGTTGTCGATCTGCCCGTCGGTCATGTAGAGGATGAAGCCGGCGTGCGAGCCGTTGGCGTAGTACTTGCGCCGGAACATCGTGGCCGCCTCGTTGAGCCAGGCCGACTGCAGCGCACTGATGTACTCGGGCAACCCGTAGATTTCTTGGTTGACGTCATCCTCGCGCAGATGGAACACCGACCCTGCCGGGAACTCGTGCTCTTCGTGCCAGCCGCGAATGAAGAAATAGCGGCCCGCCTCTTCGCCGCGTCGGGTGAACTTGGCGAGCGCGTGCCGCAGTTCCAATGCCCGGCCCGTGAAGGCGCGCGGCTGCTCGACGTAGGCGTTACCGAAAACCAGGAAGTCCAGAGCCATCGCCCCGAAGGTCGCGCTCGACAGCCGCGGGTGCGGAATGAACATCGACTTCAGCAGATTGCGCTTCAAGCGGATCGCCGAGCCGTGGTGTGGTGACGCGTGCAGGGCACTCGCCAGCCCTTCCCATGGCAGCGGCGGCTCGTACCAGCGGCCATTGAACATGCTTTCGACATAGTCGAGCAGCTTGATGCGGCTCACCGGTTCGGGGTCGCCGAAGCTGAACGCTTCGACGGCGCCCTCGCCGCTCTGCGTCATCGCATCCACGGCCGGCGGTGCGGTGGGGGTCAATTGGCGGCGCGTGGCGCCCTTGCGTTTGCTCATCCAAAAATCTCCATTCGAGAGGTGCCGCCGATCACGTCGCCGGCCAGTGTTTCGTTGTCGAGCGCGTGCATCGTTGCCCACGCCAGATCCGCGTGCCCCGTGGCTTCGGAGCGGCCCGAGTCGTAGGTCACATTCCGGCCGCTGGCCGTGAGCACGCGTTTGATGGCCATGAAGGAAGCGGCGATGTCGGTCCACCCGGCATCGAACTCGAGTCGGCCTTTGTGGATCACCTGCTGCGCCTTGAGCACGAGGCGCTGTTTCACCTCGATGCTGTACTGGTAGCCCTTCACCTGGGGGAAGAACTTCTCGACGATCTGGAACACGCCGGCGCCGAGGCCCGTCTTGTCGATGCCGATGTGCACGACGTTGTATTGCTGCGTGATTCGCTTGATCGCCTCGGCCTGCGCCTCGAAGTCGGAGCCCTTGAACTGCTCGCGGTGCAGGATGCGGAACTTCCCGCCCGGCGACTGCGGCGGAGCCACCACGACCAGCGCCGCCGCGTCGCCCTTGTCCGAAGGGTCGTAGCCAACCCACACCGGGTTGTGGGCATAGGGCCGCAGCCACAGTGGCTTTACGTCGCTCCACGTCTCCCAACTGTCCACCATGCAGGCCTGCATCTGCGCCAGCGTGAACAGCGACAGGCTGTCGTCGATGAACTGGCACATGAACAGGTTCGCGAACTCTTCGAGGCTGTATTCCTCGCGCAGCTCGGCGATGTCGAACAGATCGAAACCCATCGCCACCGCGTCTTCGACGGTGACGATGTCGCGCCACTTCCGGTCGAGGCCCAGTGCGCCGCCGCGCAGCGCCTTGTGGGTTGTGTCGATGCGAACGTGATCCTTCTTCGCGCGCCCCTTGTTCCTGTCGTCGCCTGTCCAGAAGCCGAACGCCTCATGCGACATCGCCGACGGCGTCGAGAAATAGGTCTTGCGCCAGTGCTTGTGCGAGGCCATCGCGCTAGCGAGCTTGTTGATCGTCCTGAAGCGCGGAACCCAAAAAAATTCATCGAAGTAGAAGTCGCCGTGATACGACTGGGCCGTCATCGCGTTGGTGCCCAGGAAGATCAACTCGGCACCGTTCCACAGCTTGATGTTCTCCCCCTTCAACTCGACGTCAACCTCTTTGGCGAAGTCGACGATGTAGCTACGGAACTGGTGCGCCTGCGCCTTGGAGGCCGACAGGAAGAGCTTGTTGCGCCCCTCTTTCGCTGCCGAGAGCAGCGCCTCGCGCGAGAAATAGAACGTCGCTCCGATCTGCCGCGCCTTGAGGATCGCGCGAAGGCGCTGGTACTGCTGGTCGAACCAGTTCTGATGGAAGGGGAAGTTCGACTCGCGCAGCTTCGATTCGAGTAGCGCGATCTGGTCTTCGCTGAACTCGTTGCGCTTGGGCTTGCGCTTCGGTGCCGCGTTGCGCGCTGCAATGTTCGGATTCAGGTCGCCCTCGCGCCCGGTCTGCTGGTACTTCTCGACGCGCGCGGTGCGCTCCAGCTGCCGGCCCAGCAGGTCGATTTCCTTGTAGTCGCCGCCGGTCTTTTCGGTCTTCAGGATCAACTGAATCAGGCGCACTTCGAGCGCACCGTTCACGCGGTCGAGCGGCTGCGCGTCATCCCACTTGTCGGCCTCCTTCCAGCTATACACCGTCGACGCGGGGACGCCGAGATGCTCGGCAATCTGCTTGACCTTCCAGCCGGTCCACGCGAGGAACCGCGCCGCGGTGCGGGGTTGCGCCTGCGGCGTCAACGTGGCAATCTGGCTCGACTCAGTGCCCGCGGCGCTGCCCACGTCGGCAGCAGGCACCACCGCCTTCGCGGTGTCCGAAGCCCGTCCACGCTTGTGCGACGCGGACTTCGCAGCGGCAGAAACAGTCCGGCGAGTGCGGCCGGACGCAGCGGATTTCAGGGGCATGCCGCCGAGGTTGCCCGCGCGCGCGAAGCATCGCCACCACGTCTAACCGTCCCCGCCACTGCCACATGCGCAGCGGCTTGAGAGCGCGCGGCCTCACGGACACCATTGGCTGGCCACATCGCGAATGTCTCGCGATCACCGTTCAACCAGCAGCGAGCAAAGCCAATGTCCACTCCCGCCAAGAAGCCGGTTTCCAAGTTCTTCCGCGTCGCCGTCGACGGCGCGACCAGCGACGGCCGCGTCATCGACCGCGCGATGCTGGAACAGATCGCCGCCAGCTACGACCCGAACGTCTACGGCGCCCGCATCAACATCGAACACATGCGCGGCTACAGCCCGAACAGCGACTTTCGCGCGTATGGCGATGTCGTCGCTGTGAAGACCGCCGAAGTCGAAGTCGGCGGCGTGAAGAAGCTGGCCCTCTTCGCGCAGATCGCGCCCACCGACGAGCTGGTCGCGCTCAACAAGAAGCGCCAGAAGATCTACTCGTCGATGGAAGTGCGGCCGCGGTTTGCGGACACCGACAAGGCCTATCTGGTCGGCCTGGCAGTCACGGACAACCCGGCGAGCCTGGGCACCGAAATGCTGGAGTTCGCCGCCAAAAATCCGAACGCCAACCCCTTCGCTGCACGCAAGGAACAGCCCGACGACCTCTTCACCGCCGCTGAGGAAGTCACCCTCGAAATCGAGGACGCAGCGGACGAAGGCGTGCTGGCGAAATTCCGCGCCGCAATGTCCGGGGCGCTGGCCAAGTTCGGCGCGAAGTCCTCCACCGACGATGCGCGCTTCGCCGCGGTGGCCGAAGGGTTCGAGCAGATGGGCGACGCGTTCG